GAAACCTGGTCGCCGGAGGGCGCGGGGTTCACCGGCATCGGCTCCGTGCCGCAATCCACCGTGCTGGCTCTGCACTGGGCCTATGACATCGTCAGCGCCAACACCGCCTTGACCTATGCGCCCACCATGAGCGCCAGCGTCGCCTGGGTCGCGCAGATCTGGGGCTTTTTCGCCGCCGCGGCCGCCGCCGCGGTCAACCCTTTCAACCGCGCGCCGCAATTCGCCTATCTGGAGTTCTGATCCATGGCCGGACGTATGTATTCCGTGAGCTTCGACCAGGTGGCCGTTTCGGTCGCCCAGGATCTGCTCAACATCACCGCGACGGCCTCCATGGCCTTTCGCGTTCACCGCATCGAGCTTGGCCAGCGCACCCTGGCCACCTGGGAAGCCAAGCCCGTGCGCCTGATCCGCATGCCCGCCACGGTGACCGCCGGTTCCGGCGGCTCGGCCGTGACGATCAGCAAGATGAACAACGGCGACGCGGCGCCCACGATCACCGCTCGCGCCAACGACACCACGGCCATGACCACCTCCGGCACGCCCGCGATCATCCTGGCGCGCGATTGGGAATTCCTGAACGGGCTGCTGGTGGTGTTCACGCCCGATGAGCGGCCGATCATCGCGCCCAGCCAGGGCCTGGCTCTGAACCTGCCGGTGGCGCCGTCCGGATCGATGACCGCCAGCGGCAGCATCATCGTAGAAGAGCTGTTCTAGGCTCGCACGCCTGGGGACCGCCCGTGTCCTACATCTTCAACGAACCGCCCGAGGCGTCGCAGCCCCGTCGCTTCGCCCCGCTCGCCGCCGTCGTGGCGGGCGCGGGCCTGGCGTTCAGCGCCGCCGACCGCGCGCCGGCGTCCGAGCACTACGAAGAGCCCGCGCAGATTTTCCAGGCGCGCCGGTTCGCGCCGCTCACGCCGCCGGCCAAGATCGCCGGTTTCAGCGCCGGCCGCCGCCTGCCCGACGCCTCGCAGTTCGAGGACGCGCCCGACCTATCCCAGCGCCGCCGATTCGCGCCGCTGAGCATCACACCCGCGGCCGCAAGCACGTTCAGCGCCGCGCGCCGCCAGCCCGACGCGGCCAGTTTCGAGGACGGCCCCGACCTCGCGCAGCGCCGCCGGTTCGCGCCGATCGTCGTCGCTGTCGTGCAGCCCTATGCCGGCTTCAACCGCGGCGCCCGACTGATCGTCTCGCTGCAGGGGGCCGGCGCCTTCGATGAGGTTCAGGCCGATCCGCACCGGGCCTTTGCGCCCTCGATCGCCGGCGCGGGGCCGACGCTCAAGCCCTTTCCGACGATCAAGGTCGCCGCCGACCCACGCGGCGCGGCCGTCGCCGCCGGCGGCAGGGGCCCGGTTGTCGGACCAGATGCGCGCGGCGCGGCCCCGGCGCTCGGCGGCCGGACCATCAGCCTCCGCGCCAGTTCTCGCACCGGGAGCCCGACGAAATGAGCGAGAAACTGGCAATCCAGGACCCGGCCGAGACACTGGATTATAGCCTCGACTGGACGACCTGGCTGGGCGCGACGGGCGATGCGATCTCGACCTCGTCATGGGCGATCACGCCCGCGACGCCGACCCTGAGCGGCCAGGCGGTCAGCAGCAACGTCGCCACTTGCGTCGTCGCGGGCCTCGCCCTCGCCGGCGTCTTTCGCCTGACCAACACCATCACGACGAACCAGGGCCGCACCTCGGACCGGTCGATCACCATCCGGGCGTTTCCCCAATGAACCCGATCGTCACCTCGCCGCCCGGCGCCTATCCGGTCACTTTGGCCGAGGTCCGCGCGCAGCTGGCCATCGACACCCAGGATTTCGATGCGCGGTTCGCCGGTTATGTGGCCGCGGCGACGGCCATGGTGGAGACCTACACGCACCGCTCGCTGATCACGCGCAGCTATCGCGGCGTCCTGAACTGGTGGCCGATGGATCCGCAGACCGGCGCGATCCGCCGCTATATCCAGCTGGAAAAGCCGCCGCTGCTGACCGTCACGGCGCTGACCACCTATGACGATTCCGACAACGCCACGGTGTTCAGCCCGGCCTACTACTTCGTCGACAGCGCGCGCACCTTCGGGCGCATCGTCCTGCGCCGCGGCGTGGTCTGGCCGAACTTTCCCACCGCCATGCGCGTGGCCAACGGCATCCAGGTGGACTGGACGGCCGGCTATGGCGTCAACCCGGGCGACGTGCCCGAGGAAATCCGCCTGGCGATCCTGATCATCATCGGCATGTTCAACGAACAGCGCGGCGACGAGACGGCGCCGCAGGCCCTGCCGAACGCCGCGAAGATGCTGCTCGACCCGTTCGCCCTCATCCCACCCTATAACTGACGCGAACGCCGTTCGCCGATCCTGAAAGGACAAGCTCATGTCTTCCCCGAACCTGAACCTCACGCTGGCCCTGGTGGGCTCGGTGGCCGGAACCAGCCCGATCACCGGCACGTCGCTGAACGAGGCGGTCAACGTCCAGCAGCTGCTGCAGCTGCTCGCCGGCACCGGCGCCGGCCAGGCCGACACCATCCTGCAGCAGACCGGCTCGATCGCCGCCTCGGGCACCCTGGCCGTCGACCTGAACGGCGCGGCGACCGACGTCTTCGGCGCCACCGTCAACCTGCTGCACGTCAAAGCGATCATCCTGCTGGCCTCGTCGGCCAACACCAATGACGTGCAGATCTCGCCCGGCGCCTCCAACGCCTTCACCGGCCCGTTCAGCGGCACCACGCCCGCCGTGGCCGTGAGCCCGGGCGAGATGTTCCTGATCACCAAGGGCAGCGGCTCCCAGGTCGGCTGGCCGGTCGTCGCCGCCACCGGCGACATCCTGAAGCTGGCCAACAGCGGCGCGGGCACGGCGGTCGGCTACACCCTGATCGTCATCGGCACCTCGACATAGTCGGGGGTCGGCCATGGCCTGGTGCACGTTCACGCGCGACTTCGATTTCCGGATCGAGCATCACACCACCATCGCGTTCAAGGCTGGCATGCGGCTCTGCGTCACCCGCGACCAGCTGGCGGCGGCCGTGGCGGCCGGCGCCGGCCACGCGATCCCGACGCCGCCCAAGGACTTCCAGGAGATCGGCCATGCTCGGACCCTTCCGGAAGGACATGCGCCAGCGGATCCAGTTCCAGCGCGCCACGATCGGCCGTGACGCCCTGGGCGGCTCGACGCTGAGTTGGGCGGACTATGGAACCAGCCGGCAGGCCAACCTGACGCCCTACCGCGCCCAGAAGCGCGGCGGGGCGGAAGAGGTGATCGCCGCGCGGCTGCAGGGCACGGCCGTCTTCGACTGTTGGGTGCTCTATGACAGCCTGACCTCGACCATCACGCCCGACGACCGGCTCTATGACGTCACCAAGCCGGGCGTCTATTACAACATCCGGTTTGCCCAGGACATGGACAGCCGCAAACAGCGGATCCTGATGCAGGTCGAGTTGGGAATCGCGGCCTGATGGAAACCAAGGTCATCGGCCTCGAGAAGCTGCTCGCGAAGTTCGCGCAGATTCCGCAAAAGGTGCAGGACGCCGCACGCACCGCCAACGATCAGAACGCCCTCGAATTCATGCAGGGCGTTCTGTCGATCATCCCGCGCGAGGAGGGCAAGCTGGCCGACACCCTGGTGAAGGAGCCGGGCAAGACGCCCACGGCCGTGCGCGTGGCGATCGGCGGCCCCGGCGCGCCCTATCCGGCGCACCTGGAGTTCGGCCACCGCGACGGCAAGGGCCATGTGCCGGCCAAGCCGTTCTGGTTCACCACGCTGCGCCTGGGCCGCAAGCGCTGGCGCGGCCGCACCAGCCGGGCGACCTCGAAGGCGATCAAGGACAATTCGGCGGGGGGCGGCAATGGCGAGTCGTGATCCGGCCTATGCGATCCAGGTGGCCGTTTCGGCCGCGCTGATGGCCAGCCCCGACCTGGCGGCCGTGTTCGGCGGCGCGCCGCGCGTGTGGGACCGCGTGCCGGCCGATAGCGCGACGCAACAGGCGGATTTTCCCTATCTGACGATCGGCGAGGACCAGCTGATCGGAAAGACCAACCAGAACACCGACGTGACCGAGGTGTGGGTCAAGGTCGAGGCCTGGAGCCGGGCGGCCAACAAGGGCGAGGTGAAGCTGATCGCCGGCGCGGTGCGCACGGCGCTGGACACCTATCTCGACCTGTCCTCGAACGGTCACGGCGTCATCGCCCACACCTTTCACAATGTGATCTATCGCCGCGAGCCGGACGGCCTGACCGAGCGGGCGATCATCACCCAGCACTACCTGACCGCGCCGATCGGCGCGCTGAACTATTCGGGCTTCTAAGCCCCTTCACCGTTCCGGGCCCGCGGCCCTTCAAACCTCTTTCAGGAGAGCCCCATGGCCACCGTTCAGAATGCACCTGGCGAACAACTCGTCCTTCAGCTGGGAAACGGCGCGACGCCCGAAGTCTTCACGGCCACGTGCACCATCAACACCACGCGCACGCTGGACCTGACGGCCATCGCCAGCGTGACCGAGCTGGCCGACTGCGTCACGCCTTCGAACCCGGCGATCACGTACCGCCAGATCAAGAGCTATGACATCAAGGTCAGCGGCAGCGGCATTGCCGACGCGCCCTCGATTCTGGCGCTTATCCAGTGGTGGCAGGGGGGCGCGCAGAAGAACTGCAAGGTGGTGCAAAACCGCACGGGCGCGCAGGGCGGTTTCACCATCACCGCGCCGTTTGTGGTCACCAGCCTGCAGATCGCCGGCGCCCGGGGTGACATGCAGACCTTTACCGGCACGTTCGAACTGGCCGGCGCGCCCACCGTGACGGCCAACGCCTGATGAGCCGCACGGCGCAGATCATTCTGCCGTTCGGCGCGGAAGAGCGGGTGTTTCGCCTGGGCCTGGGCGAGCTGCGGGCGATCCAGGAGAAGTGCGACGCGGGGCCCGGACATATCGCCCAGCGCCTCGCGCCGATGGTGCGCGGGCTGCACGCCAAGCTGTCGCTGCCGGACATCATGAGTGCCGGCATGATGGGCGACTGGCGGGTGGACGACGTGCGCGAGCCGATCTTGCAGGGCCTGATCGGCGGGGGGATGAGCCCCACCGAGGCCGGCGTTCTGATGCGCCAGGTGTTCGACCCGCGGCCGCAGGACCTGCGCCACATCACCCTGGCGTTCGCGATCCTCACCGAAGGCTATTTCATGCCGGAGGATGAGCCCGCGCCGGGGGAGCCGAAGGCCGCGCCGAAAGCGCGGCGCTCCCGCGCGGCAAGATCGACTTCCGCGCGCTGATCGGGGCGGGGGCGGTGATGGGTTTCACGCCGGGCCAGACCTGGGCGATGAGCCTGTGGGAATTCAGCGCGGCTTTCGACGGCTGGCGCCGCGCCAACACCGCGCCCGAGGAAAACGCCGCCTTCCCCACGCCGGCCGAACACCTGGCCAATGTGGAACGCATGACCATCCACTAGGAGATTCGCATGGCTGACGGCGAAGTCGTCGAGCGCCTTGTCGTCGAGTTCGACGCCAAGATCGACAAGATCCTGACCAAGCTGAACAACCTCAACCGGTCGGTGCATGGCAGCGCCGCCGAGATCGAGAGAACGTTCGGCTCCATCAAGATCGACGAGGCGCTGGACCGGGTGTTCAGCAGCTCCAAGCTGCAGGTGCTGGACTCCGGCGCGGAAAAGCTGGGCGTCTTCGGCAAGGCCCTGGAGCCCTTGGGCGCGCTGGGCCTGGGCGCGGCGGCCGGGATCGGCGCGATCGGCCTGGCGATCGAACAGTCTATCAAGGCCGCCGAATGGGCCGAAAACCTGG